CCATTTGTTGCATTGTAAGTTCCAGCTGCGTTTACTGTTAAACTACCCATAGATATTGCACTTGCATTTCCTGTTAAAGTTCCTGAAATTGATGTTATCCCACTTACAGTTATTCCTACATTGTTTGTAGCATCTGTTAGAACTCCACCTGAATCAATAGTAAGTGTAGTACATGCTCTTGCTGAAGTATCTAAAGTAACTGTATGTCCATTTTGAATTGTAACAGTATCTCCAGCGACTGGAGAGTTTGCTTCATTCCAGGTAGTTGTACCTGTTGCAGTCCAATTCCCTGTTGCTTTACTTGTAAATGCAGCCATTCAATTCACCTAAATTGAAGCTACATAAATTGTTGATACGACTCCAGCACTTGCTGTACCTGCTGTACCATCTAATTTAACATATTTGTAATTACCTTCCCATGGAAAGTGTTTAGTAACTGTTGTTGCTACTGCAGTTCCTGAGCCATTATCCATTTCGTACCATGTGATTTCATCGTTTGATACTCTTGGGAATACTGTGACTGTATTTGCTCCTGCATTATTAACTGTAAATGTTCCTTTTCTGCCATGTATTGCGTTTGAAAGAATCATTGCTGTAGTACCAGTTCCTGATACAGTTACTGTTTTTGTTTCATAAATTTCATCGTGTAATGAACGATTTAATACTCTCTTAGTTCCTGTCATTTAAATCACCTATTTTGTTTTTTTGGTCGTAATAGTCTTGACCTTTTTGATTACTTCTTTAATCACTTTCTTTGGTTCTTCTTTAATTTCTTTAATTTCTTCTTTAATTATAATTGGTTCAACTTTTGGTTCTATCTTGATTTTCTTAATTGCTGTAAATCCATCTTCTGTCCTAACATGACATATTCTAAAACCCTCTACTATCTTTTCTGAAAATATTTTCATCTTAATCACCTTTTGATTCTTCTTCTTTTGCTTTTCTTTGTTCTATAGCTGCGTCTTCAACTTCTTGAAATATAATATTTTTCTTTTCCATTTGTATCACCTGTTTAAAATAAAATAAAAAAGGGATTGCTCCCATTAAATTTAATTATTCAATAGCTATTTCGCCACTTTCTGCATAGTCGATTGTTTGTCCGAAACAATTAATTATGTGCATAGTTGTTGGAATTTTAGCTCCAGTTCCTGCTGCTTTAAAAGTAATTACTGTTCCACCTGTTTCGTTTGTTTGACATCCGAAAGTACAATCTGCTAATACACCTACACAACCTGTTGCATCAATGTATCTGTTTACATTAGCTCCATAAGATGGTAATTGCTGGAATGTGTTGTTTCTAATTGTTACTCCATTCATTCCACTTCCACCTGCTAAATACAAATTTGCATCTACACTTGCTGCTGGTCCACCGAAATCATTGTGTTCAATAATTACATCTTGTGGTACTGAATTTGAAGTTCCGAGTAAAGTTATATCACATGTATTTTTATAAAATCTGTTTCCAGAAATTAATACTTGCCATGCGTTTCCTTCTGAAGACCATGCTATTGCTCCACCTTCTTTTGCATCATCTACATCTGGTCCTTTACAATTCTTAAAGTGACATCCTGTAATTGTTGTACCGAATGCTGTTTTTGTAGAATTATCGTCATCAAGTAATATTCCACTACCTGTTGCTCCTGCTCCATTGAAACCCATATTTGCTATTAAACATCCTGCTGCTCTAATTGTAAGTAGTGGACTTGTTGTTGTGGTTCCTACTTTACATTGTGGTAATCCACCTTGTGTTCTTCCTGCTGAAATTCCAATTAGTTGCATATTCATATTTGCTACTGGTATAATTAAATTTTCTGAATAACTTGTTGGGTCACCAGTTTTATCTGTTATTAGTTTTGGTAATACATAAACTATTCCATAAGCTCCTGCTAATGTTATTGCTGCTTGAATTGTTGCTTTTGCTCTACTCCAAGAAGTTCCATCATTACCATCTGAACCTGATGTGCCATCTACATAGAGTACGCTTCCTTTAGTGTTTGCTCCTGCAAGTCCACCTGTGAAAGTTACTTGTTGATTCCATACATATGGCCCTCTACTATATGGTGGCATTGCTAATCCACCTGATGATTGTCTTAATCCATTTGTTGCCATAATATTATCTCCTGTAAAAATAAACATCCCCCTGTCTTAAAACAGGGAGTTATAGTCTATCTCTTACTATTATGCACTCGGTTTATGTGCCGAATGCGATTATTGTTCTTGCTTCATTATCTGTAGAACCTGCACCATTAGGGAGTGTAATAGATAAGTCATCCCATGTTGTTGCTGAATCCATATATGATTTATCTGTTTCACCTGAAACGAATGCGAAGCATCCAACATCAAATATTGTTGATACATCAATAGTATCTGCATTATCTGCTGTTGCTGGTGTAACTATCTTTACAATCTTGATTCCTTGTGTAAACATTACAGTTACAGTACAGTCTGTTATTAAAATTGCTGCCATTTCATCTTCACCTCAATTAAGCACTAATCTCTGTTATACAAGAGTTAAATGCTGTATTTTTACAAATTAGCGTTTCATACATTTTTAGCATGAATACTTTGTTGTCATCTTCATCTGGCATATCTTGATATGTCATATCTTGAAGAACTCTCATTTCCCATACACTCATGTCTAAGAAGTAAATTGCTTTACTACCACTTGTGTTTGACATAAACATACTTGGAATGACAGTTACTGGTCCTACCATTGTATAAATAGTTATTGCTGTTGGTATACCGAATGACAAGCTTCCACCTGCTACATCTGCTGGAGTTATCCTGAAGACATCAATTAAAATCTTTCTAATGTCACTAACTACATCAGAACTTGCTATTGCGACTGTTGGTCTACCACCATCATCGTAAGCATATCTAATTGCTGTTTCAATGTCATCCCAGTCAAGTGCTGCTGTACCTTTGTCTACATCATTTACACTTGCTTGAAGTGTTATGATTCCATCGAATTCTGTACCATTTGCACCGACTACACCTGTACTTGTTGCTGAGGTTGTTGCGTTTCCATTCATAATCAAGTCTTCTTCTTTCTCTCTCATTTCTCTTGTCTTGACTAATACTTCCATTTGTTTAGCATTGTTTGCTGATTGGTCGTTAAATGGTCCTACTGAGCCACCTGCTGGTTGAAATCCACCTAATGTATAGCTTGGAATTGCAGCCATAGCTTGTCCTGTGATTTTACCTTTTGTATAGATAAACTTAATTGCTGTTGATTGTCTATCATAGGTTGTATCAGTTGCTGAAATTGCTGAACCTTCACTATATGTTCCTGCTCCACCTTTTGCAGTTATTTGATTGTAATCTGCATACATACCTCTATTTGTTACTCTTGGTATGATTTCTACTAAAGGAGTATACTTTCTGGTCAAGTCTGTAATTCTTGGGTCTACATAAATTGGAACTAATGCATAACCTGCTGTACCTCCTCCTCCAGATGTTGAACTCAATGCTTTTAATTGAATTTCTTGTAATCTATCTCTATCTATTGAACTGTAGTTTAAGCCCATTGCTTTTACATCTACCTTCAAAGGATTAGAATAAATTGTGTTGTTTGGTAGTCCACTGAATGCTGCTTCGTAGTTTCCACCTTTCATATCCATTCCTGTTGTTGCTTTCATTTAAATCACCTAATTAAATCCAATGTTCCTGTCATGTTATCTTTCAATTCTGCACTTGGTGCATCCTCTACCTTTGATTTAAGAACTGGTTTTTTCATTGAAAGTTGTAATGCCTTCAATTCTTCGTTTTGTTTGTCAAGTTGCTCTTTTAGTGCCTTAACTTCTGCGTTTTCTACTTTAGCTTCTGCTACTGCTTCAACTACAGGTTCTGCTACTGGTGTTTCCACTTTTGCTTCAACTGGAGCTTCAACTTTTGCTTCTTCAACTGCAGGAGTTTCAACGACTGGAGTTTCTTGAACTTCTTCTTCTGCCATATTATCATCCTCCGATTTTAATTCTAATATGCTTTTTGTAAATACTTGCCCTATTAAACACTCTGGATTAACAGGGTTACCTGTCAAAGCTACATTAAGCAGTTCGATTTGATTCAATATCCTAACTATTGCTTTACCTGCTGATTTTTTAATAACTTTGATTGGTCTGAATGCGATTGAGAAAGCATCAAGAAACTTGTTCTTAACACTACCCCATACATTATCAAATTTAGGACTATCAATATTTAATTCTGCTTTTACCCAGATTCCTTTGGCGTCTATTCTTGATTCAATAATTCTACCTGCTGGAATTATATTTGGATTATCTCTGAATGCTTCATGCTCTACATCTAATTTAATATTCCCTTGGTTTAGTTGCATTACCATGTCTTTAAGGCAATCCTCAGTAACAATGTCATTTACCTTATCTAAATCCTTTGTAGAAATATAACCAGTGATGTAGTGCTTTTTACCATCTTTTGTTTCTATTACAGACCATCCACTGTTATCTGTATAGAATTGATATGTTTTCATCTCTTGCATAGTATCACCTATCATATGATACTTAACACATTTATACTATATAACAACCTGTTTTTAATTTGTTTCTGTCCATCAGTGTGTGCTTCTGTTATTACTCTCTTGAATATCTCAAAATCTATTTTTGGTATCATTCTTTCATCTCCTTATAAATCTGTTATTCTCCTTATCCCTTGGTTGAGGGTCAAGTTTTTGATGTTTACTATTTGTCATCATCATTAAATTTTCAATCCTATTATCCTGCTTATTGTGGTTCATATGGTGTATTTGACATCCTTTTGGTATTTCTCCATTATTCTGCTCCCATACTAATCTGTGTTCTAAAACATAAGTGTTGTTATGTCTTACTCGCATATATCCACTTGAATGTGGAATCCGACCACCTTTCCAAGCTGGGTTCTTTTCTCCTACCATCAATCCTTTTAATTTTGGTTGTCCATATTTTCTTACATGGGCGTTTGCTTTTTTTGTTATCTCTTTTTTATCTATTAAACCATTTGCGTACCCATATACTAACCTACAGTGTGTTCCACAATAGTTATATTTCCTTAGTCTACAAGGAAATCTTTTTATCTTTTTTCCACAATTAATACATATAGTTTCCATACTTAATGCTTAAGTAATAATCATATATATAAGGTTCTATT